CGACGGTTGATCGCCGAGAAAGTGAACGTCGATGACGAAAACGAAAGGGTGGTGTTGAACGGAAACGAATTAGGAAGCGCCGAAATCGCGACGTATCCCCACGGCATGTTCCATGGCAGACGCCACTTGCCGTCCGAGGTGTATTCGTACAAACCCTCAGTCGCAGTGTTGGTGGTCAGCACCGACAGCATCCCAGCGGTGGGAGTGCCGGGGCCGTTGGTGTTGCGATCGGTTGTTGACGAGTACGTCGCAACAACCTGGTTGTTGACATACGTGTTCGCCCAGTCGCTGGTGATGTAACCACCGCTGGTGACCTGTGTGTACGGCATGAACCCTCCCGGGCTGTGAGGGGGCTACCAGCCCCAGCGGGTTAGATCGAAATAGCCGGCTTGTGAATCGGTGCCGTCGAACAGTGCCTGCCCGACGTTCTCATACGCAGCCGCCGACGAGAAGTTGATGGTGGTCAGCCAGTTGTCGGGGGTGATTGAGTGCATAACGCCCTCAATGAACGACAGCTGCGAGATCTGTGTGGACTCATGCACCGGCGTGTGCGTTATGCGTGCGCCGCCTCGAAGCCCGATTTGGCCCGAAGCGAGATACCCGAACATCGTGCCACCTGGTGTGCTGTCCGCATACGAGGCGTTCTGCGATGCCAACGGTGAAACCGTCAACGACTCAATGCGGAACTCGGGGTTTTGGAACACGTCAATCTGACGGGCTGCCAAGCGACGCACTGTCGCATCGGACTCGTTGAGAAGATCAGAGCGGCTGTCCAACCGATCGCCGTACAACGCTCGGGACTGCTCTGCGGTCACTTGCTGGACGGCGCCACCAACCGATTGGTATTCCACGACGTTGGTGACCAGATCACCGTTGTAGGAATAGGCGACGTCTTGAAACACAACTCGGGTCGCAGTCGCATCGGACGCCTGATCGGCAAACGTCACAAGGTTCGCCAGTCGCCCCTTTTCAACCTGAGCGTTGATGGCATCGAAAGCGGCAGTGCCATCGGGCCGGACGTAGAAGTAACCGCCCTCGGAATCCGAAGTGATCTGCAGCAACGCCGTTGCGTCACCTTCAAGCGTTGTCGCTTGCAAAGTGCAGCTGCCGTCGTCAATGTCTCGAGGACCGGTCCACCTAGCAGCGTCCAAGATGCGATTGATTCGAGCGCCGGACAGTTCGCCGGCACCTGCAGCGGTGCGGGCAAGACCCCGCCACTGCGCCAGCCGCGACTCAATGCCAACGGCGGAGACATCCACGATGGCGTCGTAACCCATCTCGGGATACTTCAAATCCCACGACTGGATGAGCCCGGTGAACAACACCCACGAATAGGTGATGCCGCCCGTCGTGTACTTCGCCCTAACTCGGATCTGGCGCAACACACCGATCGTGGTGGATGCACCGTCACGGTACGGGCTTTTCTTGTCACCCGTAAGGTTTGTCGGCGAGAACCGACCGTCAATGTTTGACAAGCTGATTGAGGCGGTCGCCGTGTTGTACTTGTTTGTCTGACGAGAGAACTGGTGCGAGGTTTGCACCGAAGTCACCCACTGGGTGATGTCGGTCCACTCCGGGTCGTAACCGGTGAAGCGTGCAGTCTCGCCGGAAACATGCGGCGTTGAACCGAACACGTCCTCATCCCACTGCGTGAGCCCTGACGGGGCCGGCGGTGGACCAACAAACGACACCGGCCGGGACAGATCAGCCTCGACGTACAGGGTGACTGCGCCACCCCAACCTGTCGTGCCCATCAGTTCCTCCAGCCAGTGCCATTCATGCGCTCAAACCTGCGGATCGCTTCCACGACATCGGCACCATCGGTGCCAGGAGGCATCGTGATGTTCACCGTCATGGTGTTCCCACCACCATCGCCGGCCATGGCGTGTGACGTAGACAGTGCGTTGACCACCGAACCCGAGCTTGAGGGGACGAAGAGCTCGGGGCCGTGCTCGCCGACAAGCGACATGCGCCCGGCTGGGAGGAAACCGCCGGAGGCGTTAGGAACCCAATTCCCCTCGGCATCTCGATGATGCGTGCGCAGAAAGTTCGACGAACCTTCGCCGCCCTGATGAGTAAGGATCATCAGATCTCTCAACTCTTTGAAATGCTTGATGGTTGCCTGTAGTTGCTCGTCTTCGGTAAGAACCTTCAGAGGCGATTTGTTCAGAGCGTCAGCCGTTACCAACGCTGTGTAGCCAACAATGCCCATGTCAGTGGCCAACTGTTGTGCGGCTAGGGAACTTGGATCAATTCCAACGTCTTTCAGCAGTTTCATTGTCTGCTGGAACTTTTCCTGACTTGTAGAGCCAGTTATTTCAGATTCCGCAAGTTTGCCAAGAGCGTCTTTGAGGCTTAGGGCCGCCTCAACCTGTTTGATGTAGGCCTCTTTTGCCTCCGGCGATTTGGCTGCATGGGTTTTCAGCGTTTCGTTGTAATCATCCTGCGCTTGCTTCAGTCCCGTTTGAGCCCGCATGGCCGCAAAGACAGGGTCAGTTGTTGCCCGCATTGCGTCTTGAACACCTTGAATCGCAGTGACTAGTCGAGCGTTCTCTTCAGCAGCAAGTGCGGCAGAGGAAGCAACATTACTTTCGGTGGCGGCAAGACTGTCGCCCGAAGATGCTGCAAGATCAAATGAAGTTCCCAAAGAGCCGAGAGTTTCTTGAAGTTTCTTGGATTCGTTAAGAGTGATGTCGCCTCTCATAAACGCATCGCCAATTTCGCTGAGAGCTTTCTTTGCAGCTGGCCCTAGTTTTTCGTACATGTCAGCGGCTTTTTGAATAGCGGGTATATTCCCCTCGTTAAGAGTGGTGACGTACTCGCCAAGCGCTTTACCGTTTTCCCGAACAGCGGCAGTAAATGAGCCCTGAGAAATATGAGACCTTCCAAAAACGTCATCAAGATTCTTTTGATGAATCTTAAGGGAGATCTGATGCGCAGTGAGTTTGTCCGCTTCAACGCCGGCCGCTGCGACCGCATCTTTGAATCCGTCAACTGCTTCCTGATCAATCTGTGATTGATTACCAAAAGCCTTGATTGCGATGAACGCCACCGTTGCTGCTGCTGCGACTGCTGTGAACGCCAGGGCGATCGGATTGGCTTCAAGAAAAACACCAACTGCTGCGATGGCCGGTCCGATTGCGGTGATGTTGGTGATCAGCATGCCAATGAGGCCGGCAGCGACAAGAGCACCGCCGCCAAAGACCGTCAACGGTCCAATGATTTCAACGATCGGTCCTGGTATGCCTTTTACAACATTTGTGAAAGCGTCCATGACCGGCATCATGCTCAGGCCGATCTTGTTGCGAACTCCATCCAGCGCGGCGTCAAGTTCGCGCTGCGACCGAATGTGAGCCTTGATCTGAGAGACGTTGTCCCCCGACAAAACCAAACCCATTTTTTCGGCTTCAACGCCAAGAGCCTTGATGCCTTCGGAGCCTTTGTTCAAAAACGGCATGAGGTTCATGCCTGATTTTCCAAACAATTGAAGCGCAATGGCGGTCTTTTCGGGGCCGTCAGCCATTTTGGCAAATCGGTCAGCAACTTCAGGCAGAACCGCAGCCATAGTCCGCATCTTGTTATTGCCATCTCGAGTGCTTACGTTCAAGCGCTCAAATGCGGGCGAATCAACATCAAGTTGCTTTGACATTTTGCCAAGACCGATCGCCAGCGCATCAACATCAACGCCAGACATTCGAGCCGAATAGGCAAGTTTGGAAGCAGCTTCTGCTGTCATCCCGGTATATCGCTGAAGCTTGATTACTTCTCTGCCCAGATCGGTTGTGGAACTGACTGCGGAGGCTGCATAGGAAAGAACCCCTGCTCCAGCAGCCATCATGCCGGCGCTGATTTTGGTAGCGGTGCCAGAAAACTTTGAAGCAGAAGTGTCAGCCTTCGCAGCGTTCTTCTCTGCCTCAGTGGCCACCTTCTTCATCTCACTGATTGCGCCCGAAGCGTCACCAGTGATCAGAATTGCAAGCCGCTCAACAAGAGCCATGGTTCACTCCTTGGGTACGAGCAGCACTGCCAGATCGCCGAGGCGTTGTTGGCGTGTCACGGATGGTGGCCAGCGCATGTCTCGAGCAAAAATGCGCAGGTAATCGGTCAAGAGGTTCAGTCCAAAGGGGCTGGCGACACCGGTTCCCTCTTGATGGCTTTCAGAAGGTCAACAACTTTGAGGGATTTGAGCCTGGCTTCAACTTTTTCGGGTTCAAGATTGAGCCGTTCGGCCATGCAAACAGCAAGAATCGCCCGGCAGTGAGCTGCCGAGCGAACGGGCTCAATTTCGCCCCAATTGCAGGAAGCGACCTTTTCAATCTTGAACGCTTCGTCAAGGGTGAGGTCGTCTTCGGTGATGTGCAGATCGTCAAAGTTGATGACCCACCGCATAGACACGGCGCCTTCATTGAATCGCACCTGGAGTGCTTCAAAGATTGCGCCGAGGTGGTCGTCGTAGTCACCTGCGGCGATCCGGTTGGCAATGTTCTGACCTGAGGGTGAAGTCACAGTATTCCTTTCAATGCGCCGCCGGCCTGCTTGCCGAAGGACTTAGCGAGCTCGCCACGCA